CTTAAATACGGCAGAGGTATAAGATGGCAGGACGACCAACAGATTGGAGTGAAGCAGTTGAAGATGATGCATGGGCTTATGTAGATAACTACGAAGACCATGGTCATGCGTTCCCTAGTATAGTGGGATTATGTAAAGTATTGAATCGCGGAAAGTCTACTATTTACAAGTGGGCTGGTGACGATGATAAGCAGTTTCGGGATATATTAGACGCAATTAAAGAAAACCAAGAGCTTGTAACCTTCAATAAGGCTATGACAAATGACTTTAACGCGACTATTGCCAAGCTATTACTGGGTAAACATGGATACCACGATAAGCAAGACAGTACGTTATCTGACCCCAACGGTAAGCCTATAGCAATGATGGGGGTTCAGTTTGTCGGAGTCGCTACTAAAGATTGAGTGCGTTGATAAGCTCGGCGTATTCCTTCAAAAGAAAAAGCGGTTTAAGATACTGGTAGGCGGTAGAGCGTCAACCAAAACTATATTCGTTTCTGATGTTGTGCTTTCAGATATGATGCGTGGCAAGCGCTGGTGTTGCGCGAGGGAATTCCAATCGTCTATTGATGACTCAGTACACCAAACATTGGCAGACGAGATAAGCCGACTAGAGATGACCGGCTTTGATATTAAGCGTACAGAGATAGATCATGTTTCTGGTGGTGGTAATTTTTACAAGGGTCTGGCAAGAAATATAACCTCGCTGAAGGGTATCAACTGTCACGGCTTATGGATAGAAGAGGGTGAAGGTCTTTCAGCGCAAACGCTCAAGGTTCTTACCGCTTCGATACGGGTTACGCCATTAGAGGCTAAAGAGGCAAAGTTAAGGGGTGAAATAGTAGAGCCACCGGAAATATGGATCACTATGAACAGAGGTTCAAGAGCTGACCCGGTAGCCCAAAAACTGCTATCTAGGGCTGAGGACGAGCTATCTAGGTGCGGCTATTATGAAGATGAGCTAATGATGGTTGTAAACATCAATTACGATGACAATCCTTGGTTTCACGAGTCTGGGCTGGAGGTCGAGAGATTGGACGATAAAGAAAATATAAGTCTTGCGGAGTATGAAAGTAAATGGCTCGGCAAATACTATGATGAGGTTGAAGGCTCAATTATTAAGCCCGAATGGTTTGATGCCTGTATTGATGCGCATAAACTTCCACACTTAAAGAATGTATTTAGAGATGAGGGCGCTACAGTATCGGCGCATGATCTAGCGGGTGAAGGTGGCGACTCTAAAGGCTTTGCTAGCCGCAGGGGTTCAATTGTTAATAGGGTATGCGAAACCTATGACGGTGAAGTTGATCAGGGTATTGATTGGGCAATTGGTTTAGCCAAAGAGCAAGACACAGATTGCTTTGTCTGGGATGGTGACGGAATGGGTGCAGGATCTAAAAGCCAGATTGATAGAGCTTTTAGCGGCACCCACACAAAGTACCACATGTTTAAAGGCTCGTTGTCAGGCAAAGGACAGGATGACGCCGAGAAAGAGTTTAAGCCCGGTAAAGATGACCAGAAGCCTGTTTATTACTATCAGCAGTTCAAGAATAATAGGGCGCAGTTTTACATTGATAAGCTGGCTAGACGGGTATATAACACTTACAAATGCGTTAAGCGCGGAGAGTATATTGATCCGGATGATATGCTAAGTATTGATTCTGACGGTGTGGATGACATGGACGCATTACGCTCTCAGGTGTGTAGGGTTCCGAGAGTAAAGAATAATAACGGCTTTGAGCAGATAATGAGCAAAGCCGATATGAAAAAAGCGGGTATTGATTCGCCGGGAGGGGCTGACTCTCTAATGATGTGCATGTTTGCGCCCGACAATTCGACCGATGAAATAACAATGAACTACAAGTCGCTATGGTGAGAGAATGCTAGATTATACAGATATTAAGGTTGTCAACGACCAAGTAAAACAATCACAGGATGCCGACTCAGATCAGCGGGACATGGTTAGAGAAGAGCGTGATTTTCTTTATCTTAAGGATGGCCAGTGGGATCGGGGTATTGTCAAGAAGATGGGCGACAAGTATCGAGGCACGTTTGATAAGTGTAACGTTGTCGTCAATGGCATTGTCGGCGAGATGGACGCAGCAAACTTTGATATTAAAGTGCGGCCTAGCGGCGGTGAGGCTACAAAAGAATTAGCAAAAACTTATGATGGGTTGATACGTAACATCGAAACCATGAGTAATGCCGCCCGCGTTTATGCGAGTGCAGGCCGCGATATGGTGGGCACCGGTCTTGGTGGTTGGGAGGTGAAGATGAAATACATCGACGCTGACTCATTCGACCAAGATTTTGTTATTGAGTGGGTTCCTGATTATGTAAATCGAGTATGGTTCGATGTCGCATCAATACAGCAGGACGCAAGCGATGCACGCCATGTGTTTATCTTGGATGACTATCCTGTTGACGAATACGAAAAAGAGTTTCCGGAAGGCTCAAAACAATCGATTGGTAGCGATAAAGCTTACGATAGTTTTACTAATAAGCCCGAATTAATTACCGCCGGCCGTATTATCTACCGCAGCCCGGTAAACGTTACGCTTGTTCAAATGGATGACGGCTCGGTATATGTGCGTGATGAAAAGTTTGACTCTATTGCTGACGAATTGGCAGAGCAGGGAATAAACGTAAAGCGCGAACGAGTAAAGAAAACCTATAAGATTGTCAGCCGCTTGTTTGATGGCGGCGCATTCTTGAATGATCCAGAAGATACAGTATTCAAAGACCTGCCTATTGTGCCCACTTATGCCAACTTTAATGTTGCTGAAGGTAAGGTTATTTACAAGGGCGCTGTACGTGATCTGATGGACACACAGAGAGCCTACAATACGTTTAGATCGGCAGAGGTAGAGAATATTGCAATGTCGCCTCCGGATGTTTATTGGGTTAGCAGGGTTCAGGTTAAAATACCTGCGGATAAAGCGGCGATAGAAAATATGTCTGCTAGCTCTGCAAGAGCGAATTTCTTTACGCCAGATCCAGCAAACCCCGGTGCACCACAGAGATCGGGCGGCGCGGTCGTGCAAAGCGGCGTGCAACAGGCAATACAAAACAGCCTTGACGATATAGCAACCACAGCGTCACGATCCCCTCTTGCTAATGGCGAAGGCGGTGGTGGTATGTCTGGCGTTGCTATTCAGTCACTACAAAACAAGATGGACACAGGCACCATCCATTACTTTAGGCCGCAAGAGGTTGCTATCTGCCGTACGGGTGTGATCTTGGTTAATGCACTTCCTAATGGTTATGACTCAACTTCTCAAAAACGCATTCTTGGCGAAAACGGGGAGTTTGAAATGGTAGAGCTAAACAAAAGCGTCGTTGATACTGATACCGGTAAAACCGTTAAGCTTAATGACTTAACTCAAGGCAAGTATGATGTAACGTGCAGTGCTGGCAAAGCATTCAAGAACCGCCAACAAGAATCAGTCGAAGCGTTTGAGAAGCTAAGCATGTCAATACCCGGCTTTGGCGAACTTACTGCTGACATTCAACTTAAAAATATTGAAGCGCCAGGTGCTGACTTGGCGGCTGAACGTTTACGCGCAATGATGGTAAGAAATGGCACTATCCCTGAATCGCAATTGACTGATGAAGAACGCGACCAAATGGCACAAGCTCAACAGGCGGCAGCACAGCAGCCACCAGAGCAAACACCAGAGCAGAAGATAGCTGACGCGGAGATAGGGCGAGTGCAGGCTGAGACGGCAGACGTGCAGGTTAAAGCGCAGCTTAAACAAGAAGAGCTACGCATTAAGGAGCAGGATAGCTTGTTAAAGAATCAAACTGCAGCCGATAGAACACAGCTTTTGGAATTAACGTTAATGCTAAAGCAGCAGGCGCAGCAGTCTAGTGATCAGCAGGCCATGAATAAGGCCATGATGGACGGGCAAGCATCAATCATTGACAACCTTAACACTCAAGCGCAAACCTTGAAGATACTGGGCGAATCAATGGGTGCTGATGCGGTTATTAGTCAAAGCGGCGTAGAAACTTACGCACAACAGACCGAACTTGTTAATGACCAGCAGGATGATATAATAGATGCCGTTGACCAGTAGAGTCCTTAAAAGATAGATCCCCCTTGATTGTGGGGTTTTATTTATATATACTGTTAAACACATTAACAGGGGGTTAGATTATGTTTAGATGGTTTGAGGATTTTTTTACAGCAACGCAAAAGCATGGATGTTTAAGCGAAATTTCAAATATTGAAAAAAGGAGAAGAGCATCGCTTGTTTATGCTAGAACGGTCGCTAATGATCTGGTGGAGAATGTCGAGATTTTAAGTCAATTCTTTGATATAACACCAAAAATAGGGGAGTTTGGAATTTGCAAAAAAGGTGAATCTGATACTACCGCCACTCTAAATGAAAAGCATTTTGATGGTGCAGTAATGAAGATTTACACTACTCACGAGGGCATAAAGGGCGTTAGCTTTACGGAGATAGATCATGACTAACGAAATGAAGCTACTAACAGCGCTATGTGATGCGCTAGGGTTTGATGTTGAGAGGGTATGTGTTAATCAGGAAGAGGTGGATGCTATGCTAACGGCTCTACAGGTAAGTCAATTGACTTTTAACGGGCGGGGATCACCTCCATTTGCGCCAGCATATGTGCATGCCATATACGAATACAAGCTAACCAAGAGGGTTATCGATGCAGAGATAGAGTGGGGAAAATCTGTGGGGATATTAGATGGAAATGGAGATCACAAGCAATGAAAACATTCACAGCGCGAGACTTTAACGAGAAGCGGCAGCAAATACGCGAAGCTATCAAAGAGGGTGGTTGTATTATCGAGTATAAGCTGGCAAGTAGAGAGCCTGATTTTACTGCCGTAATAATTCCAGAAGAGCTATACACAAGCATGCATGCCGCGTATGTAGATAACTGCGAATAAATTAAAGGGGAAAGAGTGATGCGGGTACTAATAATATTAACCTTTAGTGCAATATTGGCATTCGGTGTAGGTTTTTGGCTAACCCGAAGCCTTATTGTTTCGTGTATTGCGGCATGCAGCGCAGTACTTATTTCAACCTCAATCATATGGCGAGTAGATTTTGGCACATGGAATTGCTTTAAGTGAAGGGGAAAGAGTGATGGATAAGC